GCTATGCTGATGGCCGTGACGGGATCAATCATTACCAAGGCACTCCAGTGCTAATCGCGGGAGCCTTGCTGTCTGCAATCTGTGAAGCAATGCTTGCCTCAATAGCGTCAGCGTCAACGTCAGCCTTTACCCACTCAATGACCTGAGCCTCTGTGATGTCAGCATAGGCTGTGTAGCCGTCAGCATCTGCGTCAGGGGTAAAGCCGCAAGTGCCGTATGAGCTACCTGAGTGAGTTACAGCGTCATCGCCAGTGCCTACTACTTCGCTATCGCTAGCACGCCAGTGTGCTACAACAACACCGTCGTCAGTGTTGCGTTCTAGTGTTGAGATTGTCCAAGTTACTGCCATGATTTTATTCCTCTAGTGCCGCTATACGGGCTGTTAGTGATTCAATTAAGGTTTGTTGATTTTGTATTAATTTAAGCATCAAAGGTACAAATCTTTCGTACTGGACACCCTCTGGTTCTGGGGTTTTAAGTTCAGTCTCTACTCGCTCGCCACCGTCAGTGTAAGAAACATCAACTGTCTTGTAGTGGACAAGTCTAGGGTCAATTTCTGCAACTTCTTCTGCAATAAAGCCCCAATGACTATGCTCAGAATTGTCGTTTTCCAAAAGTGAACGATAATAAACAGGCCTAATGTTTAACAGAGAATCAACATAAGAATCCTGCACGTCTTCGACATCTGTTTTGTACTTGCCTGAAGAAACAGAACGCAAAAATAAACCGCTAGAATTAACCACCATATTAGCAGAACTTGCTGAACCGTTGTTGTATGTTGGTAGACTTGTTATATAGCCAGAGGAGTTGATTCTGGCCGCCTCACCAGAGGTAGTTCCTTCAGGATAAAAAGCAATAAAGTTAGAACTAGCCGCTATTGTTGGGTTTCCGTCGTTATAAGTACCGCCCCAACTTAAATCTTTACCGTCGCCAAGATATGCGTTGCCTGACAGGTAGAGGTCTTTGAAGCGAGCGTTAGAAGCACCCAAGTCAGTAGTGGCATCGCTCAGGCCACCGTCACTGTTTTTAACAGGCAGTACAGCCTTAGATGATGCGGCAAATCTTAATGATGCGTGATTGTCATCAAGGCCACCAATACGTATGTCGCCTGATACTGTGCCAATAGACCCTACGGTTGAGCCGTCTTTTAAGAAGTTAATTAGCGACCCGTCATTAGTTTTGCGGTTCACTACCACTGGTGTTTCTGAAGTAGATGTAGCAATTACTGCATGATTTGATGAGCCATTTCTTAATTCTGCGCCTGTGTTTGCAGTTCCACTAGCAGTCTTGCCCACCAACAGGTTGCCATCGCTTGTCAGCCTAGCCCTCTCCGTAATTCCACCAGAGGAAGGCGCAGTGTAAAACGCAAGATGAGCATCAGAGGTATTTGAAGCCCTAACGCTCTGTATTCTTGATACAGATGTTGTGCCGTCATAAAAGTTTATGAGGCCGTGAATCTGGCCGTTGGACGAAGTGCCGTAGTTACCTAGCTGTAGTGTTGAGTAATCAGTGCTTCCTGCGCCTTTAAGTGCAAGCGTTGTCCTGCCGCCACCAAAGTCCTGCATAATGGCTGTAGTACCTATGCCCAAATCACCATCGCTTGTCAGCCTAGCGCGTTCTGCTGTGTTTGTAATAAATACTAGATTATTCGCGTCGCCACGTACACGCACTTGACCTTCTGTCGTGTCCGTATCCGTTAGCCATAAATCTAAACGACCTTGCGTTGTTTTAAATTTAACATCAGTATACGCCCCATCAACAGTAAGCCCATCCATCGTGGCCGTGCCAGTAACGTCTATGCCTGTGGAGGTGGTGGCTAGTTTGGCCGCGCTGTTGTGGTAAAGAGTTACAGCACCATCAGTAACAGCAGTCATCATAAACTCATTATCTGCCGCATTTTTTAGCTGAAAATCTGTAGCTAATATTTTAAGGTCGTTAGTGCCTTGGTCACTAATGTAACTATTAGACCCATCATGATAAATCTGTAAATCATCACTATCACCAAACGTAGCCTTGTCAGAATCGCCTAGAGCAATGCCACCGTTGGCTGTGATTTCGCCACTAGCAGTCAGCGTAGTAAACGCGCCTGTGGATGCAGAGGATGCGCCAATGGCTGTGCCGTCGATAGTGCCGCCATTAATATCAATGCTAGTTGCGACAATATTAGAGGCATCTGCCCTTGCAAGCTCAAAACCGCCAGCAGTTGAACCATCGTGAACGTGTACGGATTCGTTGGTAGTATTTACACTAAGTTCACCCTCTAACCCTGTGAAGGATGCGTGTTCGGTGTTAGTGCCTCTGCGTCTTTGTACTGCTGTTGTCATGTCGTTACCTCGGCTTTGTAGGCCAAATTATATCATCATTTGAAATAGCATTAGGGTATTCTTGTGGCAAGTCTCTTAACGCTTGCCTGTACGTTGCCCATTCTGCCTTTTTCTTGTCGGTTAATGGGCTGTCTGCAAATTGAGTCCAATCTGATTCTGCTAAAAGTGCGTTTCTTAAATCTTTAAATTCATTTAAAAATAATTGCGAATCAACCTCTAATTCTTGCCTACCCTCAACTAAATGTTCGTTTTCTCCGCACAACAAATCTTTGTCAGATTCCACACACTGACAAAATCGGACAGGTTGATTAGTAATTGAATTAATGACTGTAAATGTTTTAATCATTTTTTAGTCTCCAATGTCCTTATATATGCCTCTGGAACAAATGCACCCTGACTTCCGCTAAATATTCTGCCATATAATTTAATAGTATTTGTTCCTGATGTTGTTGTAATCGGAAAAGCTACAACACCACCATATTGGTAATTATGTACTTTTTCTAAGCTGTTATTGTGGTAATAACTTAATTGCAAATATGCTGATCCAGATCCACCAGCGGCAATAGTAGATAAAACATCAGCATTTGCCCCAGTGCCAGTAAAGGTTAAAGTTAATATTAATTGTTCGGTAGATCCAAATATATTTGTTGAGGTTGCTAATTCTACAGACGATGGAATTGTCACAGCCTGATCTGCAATCTTAATTGTATCAACCGCTAAATCAGCAATCTTACCTTGAGTTACTGCAAGGTTATCAATCTTGGCTGATGTAATTACAGCGTCGTCTATTTGTGCCGCGCTAGTGATGACACCTGATGCCGCAATAAGACCACCAGTGATAGAGTTAGCCGCTAAGTCTGATGTTTGTATAGCCCCTGCCAAAATCTTATCAGATGTAATAGCATCGGAAGCAATAGCAGTCGCACTAATAGCACCCGCCTGAATAGCACCCGCTGTAACAGCGTTAGCCGCAATCTTATCCGATGTAATGGCATCAGCCGCAATAGCGGCCGAACTAATAGAACCAGCAGTAATAGCATCAGCAGTAACCGCGCCAGTTGATATTTCATTTGCAGTGATCGCGTCTGCTTGTATCTTGGCTGTAGATATTGAGTTGTCGCTGATCTGCGTACTGCTTACCTGACCCTGTAGATCGCTAGTTGCTACGCTTGCGATAAATGACGTTCCGTTATATCTGTATAGTTTATTGTCAGATGTAAGGAATACCTGCCGACCTTGGAAGTTGCCCGTAGTAGGAAGTGTAGAAACAATCTCTACTGGCCTTAAATTATTTGGAAATACATCCGAACCGATAGTGCCAGTAATATCACCAGCCGCAACACTAGAGACAAATGCAGTGCCGTTGTATCGGTATAATTTATAATCAGTTGTTAAAAATACTAGGTTTGCACCAGTATATCCTGATGGATTAGGCAAGCTAGAAACAATACTAATTGGTTCAATGCCTGATGCGAATGATGCAAGATCAACACTGCCTGACGTAATCGAGAATATGTCATCAGTCCACGCAGAAGTTGCAGAATCCCAGCGGTATAATTTATTTTGAGTAGTGTTATATTTTATCTGACCGTTAAAGTCACCCGTTGCAGGAAGTGAACTAACAGGCTCGATACCATACGCACCTGCCTCAGAGAATAAATCATTTACTGCCTGACTAAAGGAATCAGTATCGACAAATAAAGTAGTCGCACTGGCTACCGATGAAAACGCAGAAACATTACCAGAGTAATCGACCGATTTAACCCAGTAATATCTGAGTACGTTATAACCTAAACCTGTACGGGCAAAGTTATCCCCGCTGGCAGTCGCAATCTTAGTTGCAGTCGCAGAGTTGTTTACGATGTTTTCCCATACTTCAACATGAGAGTAATCAGGCTCAGTGGGAATAATCCACGACAAGCTAATTTCTTTCAGGCCACCAACCGCACTTAGGCTATCTGGAATACCGCAGGGATCAGTATCCCCTTCGGCCAATCCTGACAGGGTGACAAAGTTACTTTTAACACCAAGATTATTTACTGCCCTGATTCTTATGTTGTAATTAGCCGATGGGACAACACCAGTAATCACATATTGATTAGTCGTTACAAAGACTGAATTATAGTTAGGCTCATCAGTCGCCACTGGATCATCAATAGAGCCGTAATCCAACGTGATAGATGCCGCATTAGTAATTAAGCCATGATCGGTATTTGTAGTGTAGGCATCTGTGATATTTCCGTAATCAACCAGAGCCGACCCGCGCTGATATTGCACTTCATACTGGGTGACAAATACATCGGTTGAATCAGTCCAAGTCAATCTAAGAGAGGGCAATAAAGTCCCATCAGATGCGACTACTGTCGTAGATGTAGCGGCAAGATTAGTAGGCGGCTGAGTAGTAAAGCCATCATACAAATCAACCTCGCCCCCAGTGGTAAAGTCTTGCTGATCGGATGTTGACCAATCAAATATGGCAGAGGCTGTTTCTATCGCATCTACGTTTACAATAATTGCGCCATCAGTGGTTATGTCTAGTTGGTAGCCAGTAACTTCAAAAACTTTCTGAGTCCAACCCATACGCGAGTTGGTAACCATGATGTTATCGCCAGCCTTAAACTTCAGTGCGGCCAGATTACAAGGAATGGTTATCTGCGTTTGTTGTCTTGATTGCAATAGGGCAATCTTGGCGATTCTCTGCGCCCTTACGTTATTAGTCGTAAACGGCAACGGCATATCTAGATAGATAGGATCGCCATCTTCTGTAGAGTAGCTACTGCTAGTTATAGAGGGATAATCCGCTAGGGTGTAGTTTTCTTCTTCTGCTAAGTAAACGCCTTTAACGCCATTGTAGAGGCTTCTGCGGCTTTGCTTGGTCTTAACCGATATACCACCAACTAATACAGATTCATCCACTGTGATCGTGGGGGTGTTGTATTCAGCACCGACAATAAAATACTCACCGCCTGAGTAAATCAGCTTACCACCCATGCTCGACAACATGGCCTCGATGTTATCTTTTCGGCTATTTGCAGTGTCTACTACGCCATCCAGAACGTATCTATTTTGACTGCCACCGCCTGACAAATTAACAGTCTCATCGCATAAACTTTGAGCCGCTATCAGAGCCGTTGTATTGACGTTAGAGGCCGACTCTGCCAAGCCATACTTTGTATCTTTTAAGTAGTCAAACACGCAGAGAGCGGGATTCTGTGACCATGCTGTAGTCGCTGAGACAGGGTTATAAACCTTTTTACCTCTAACCACTGTAGAGATGTTCGGCAAGCCCTGCGCGAATTGATCTGTATCGTATTTTAGTCGAACATAGATATAGGCTGTGTCTAATAATTTATGATCATTAGTCCAGCCGCTGGATGCAGATACTAGAGTGCTGTCGGCAGTTGTTTGCGTACCATCATGGAAGCCTATGTGAACATAAGACCCCCAGTTACCTTGAAAACTGCCATCCCAGACTTTTGTATCGTTAAACCAGACTTGCTCAAAGCCATCAATCGCATGACCCGCTACAGCAATTACTAAATGGAGATACTCGTTATCAGTGCCAGTAGAATCTATATAAACAATAGCACCGCCAACTCTAGCGCGACCATAAATGATTTTACGGGATACAGCAGGTTCTCTGACAGTTACAGAGTTTCCCTGCATCTGTGCGCCAAGTGAAGGGGTTGGCATCAAGGCGCGAGATACAACAGAAAGGCCAGCACCAATGGCAAAAGCAGTGAGCAAAGAGCCGCCAAATAAAGTACCTGCGGCAAATGCGGCAAACCCTCCTGCGGCCGCAACTGCACCCCCTGCCGTCATCAATCCTGCTATTGCTGATACTGCCATTTTACTTTCCTAAAAATTTAGAATAAACGCGCTCTATTAAATCAAAGCCCATTCCTATCATTAGCTTATCAAAAGGTATGTGTACCTTCGTATTGATCATCATCAATGATACACCAATATCACGACAATAATCTTCTGCGAATTTGATCAATTTATAGCCAGTTGCACCCGCTCTACTGTCAGGCAAAACAAATACAACATCATTTACCGCAAAGTAGTGATCTTGATAATGGATGCTTTTATTGATTATTAAAACAAAGTAACCAACTAACTCACCATCATCACGCGCAGTAAATATGTTCAATATCCCTGCCGCATCTAATCTAGCGTATTCCTTCCAATCAGGATTGAGTTTTATCTTGCCCTGATTTAACGCAACAAGCCGCCAGTGTTCTTCCAATAGCGGCTTTATATCTTCTTTAACATTTACCAGACTTTCATGCTGTATTGTTATCATCTACCAACCCTTAAATCTGATCTACCTCCTGAATGCGTTCCTGCCGATGCTGGGGTTGGTCTGCCCCAGATAATCTCTTTCTCTTGAATCTTAGTTACAAACTCAAAGCCCTTATCGGAGGGATGCTCAATCTTTTGATCTTCACTGGTATAGCGTCTAACAAATGATCTTTCAAAGGCGATTAATTTATTCTCTACGCTGATAGATATTGTAGATGTCTCACCGCCATCGGCTATAGTCATTACATCCATAAAGCCGCTAAAGATAATTACAGGCGATGAAACTAGATCACCGCTATCATCTAATGCGCCTAAACGGATAGTCAGCGGCCTACCCTGATATGGCTCATCCCTAGCGATAGTGACCAGTGATTGTTTTATACCTGTCAGCGTAACAGTTGCGCCATTTGCTTGTAGTTCGGCTGTCTCGCTTACCGACCCGATGCTAAGTAAATCACCCGCACCGATATAGGTATTACTATTAAAAGTTAAATTGCCCACGCCAGACCAGAAGTAAACGCTACCAGAGGTAAACTCCATATCAATTAAATAGATCGGGCGTACTACTTCAGCGGTTGCGACCGCTTGCATTTCAGTTGATAGGGTGCGACTCATTATATGGCCTCGACACAGGCTAGAGTAAATCCATAAAGGGAGGCAGTATCAGTAGACCAGCCAATATCATTTGATGCCATGCGCCATAGACTTTTAGGCAATGTAAAATCTAACGCTGTGCCTGATGCTATCTCTGCCCTTAGTGGTGGCTGAAACTTTAGTGTCCCCGCGCCAGCGGATTTATCTTCTGTAACCATGTACAGATAATCACCTAGCTGAAAGTAAGTACCCGCAGTAACAGCAGTAGAACCAGAATCGGTAGTCAGTTGCTCTGCCCTAACCGCTGTCGTGCCAGATGTTGTACTGGTTGCTGTACTTGTATGCAGTGGATGGCCGAACGTAAACGTGCCAGAACGCCCTTTTAAGCCGACTATAAATGCTTCGACTGATCGTGCCTCTGCATAGGTTAAAGGCGGTAGGCTGATCTCTGCTTCCCATCTAGCCCCTGAATGCTCGTACACTTGCTGATCGTAGGTAAATGGCGACTCTGATACGGCTACAGTTCTACGTAACCGCATATTGATAGACTGTATGCCGACTGATGGAAATGCTAATGGCATTTTTTATGCTCCTACTAATGCTTTGGAATAACCACCACCGCGCATTCTAGCGTCTGCAACTGCACCTTTAGCGGCATTGGCAATCTGTGGCATAAGTGTAGCAATTTCTGCTCTTACTGTCTGCTGTACGCCAGTCGATACGTTAATGGTCTGATTGACTACTACGCCACCGCCACCGCCTAGCTTATTGTTTGGTATTATTGCGCCTTTTTGATTTGGCACAAACATCTCTGGACCACGCTCGCCAACAATATAGGGAGAGCCAGATTCTACTGGACCACCGATTGCGGCATAACCTCTTGGATCAAACTGTGGAATGCCAGAGCCGCCTCCAGACGTTGCACCGCTACCAGTTGAACCATCGCCACCACTTCCAAAATAACCTGTAATCGCACCAAATGCCGCATCTACAATATACTTTTGAACCAACATTTTAATTAAGCTATCTACTACGCTTTTTGCCATTGACTTCATAGCGTCTGCAAAATTAGCCGCGCCAGTAATGCCAGCGGTCAGGGCATCGGTCATTCCATCTAAAGCGTTTGTTGTAAATGACTGAACTATCTCACCGCCATCTTTTACGGTCTGTTGCCACGCCTTAAATCCTAGATCGACATTATTAATTGAGTCTAAGGCAGGAACTGCCGCTTTCGGTATCGAATCCCCGATAATGTCTAAGGCACTTTTTACCCCTTCGAGCTCATCGCGGATATACTTTGTGCTTATGTTTCCTAATAACTCTGCACTTTCTGTATCCTGCGCTTCATCGCGCAACTTTATTAGCGCATTTATTCTTTCTTGAAAATTCTTAATTGCTGTTTCTTGGTTTGCTGGTGACAATCCTGCGGTATTTTCGCCAACTTTGGCAATTCGCGTTTCTAACTTTGCAATTTCTTCATTGTATTGCCTAACGTCTTTTGCCCCAATGCTAAACAGATTCTTTAAATTATTTTTTGTGCGTATGGCTTCGTTGTATATGCTTATAAAGCCATTCGCTAATTTTTCAAAACCAATTAACGCATTTTGAATTCCTGATATAAGAGTTTTAGCTAGTGATCTTGCAAATAATTCAACACCGCCTTTAGCTTCAATGGTGCGCTGTAAAAATGCAGTAAACCGCACAACCATTGCCTCTATTGCAGGGGCAAATGCCGCCACAGTCTGATCTGTAACGCCTTTAAATAAACTTTGTAATTTAGTCAGGGAATCAACAGTATCTTCTACGCCCTTGGCCGCAGTGCTAGACATTGTTAATCCTAATGCTCTAGCCTCGCCAAGCATGGCTCTCAGGCCATCACCGCCTTGCGATAAAGTATTTACAAGAGCCGCACCTTCAGAGTCAAACAACTTAAACGCTAAACGCAGTCTATCTGATTCGCTTTCTACTTCTGCAAAAGCATCAGCCAAAACAATCATGCGCTTATCTAACGGCATTCTGTTTAATTCTTGAGCATTTATCCCCAGTTCTTTTATTGCGCCTTTAGCCTCACCCATTCCTTTGGCGGCTTCAGCAGTCCTGCGGGTAAACCTTTGCAGAGCCATATCCATAGTCTGCGTAGATACGCCAGTAAGATCAGCGGCATACCGTAAAGCCCCAAGAGCCTCAGTGGTTGTGCCAATCTTGTTTGCGGTTTTAGTAAGGGTATCAGTTGCTCTGAGTGACGATGCTATAAGTGCGCCAAAACCAGCCGCGCCAACTAAGCCGACAATAGCTGTCTTGGCATTGAGTACAGCACCAGCAACAGCTTTTAGACCTTTGGTAGCACTGCCAAAACCTTTCTTGGTTTTATCTAATGCGCTTATCGTAATCTTGACGTTTTCAGCCATCGCTCTCACTCATTATCTGGAAATAGGCCAGCCACTCGTTAAAGTGGTTGACAGGCATTTGCTCTGCCTCTGCTATTGTTATGTGAAGCCGATCAGCCAAAGACAATAAGTTCATCCTTGATTGATCGGTTCTCAGTTTCCCTCGATTGCCTCAATAGACTCGATCTCTGCAAACATCTGATTGGCAATGTCACTAATAATATTAGTTTCTTCACCCATCAAATCCATGCGATCTTCAGCAGATGAAAAGAGTTTATTACCGCCCTCATCTTCTGCCTTCATGCAAATCAAATCTACCATTGCACCGATGGTAGTGTTGTTCAGGAAGTTAGGGTGCTTCTTCTGAAGTTGGTCTAAGTCATAACAGGTAATAGCCCTGCAATATAACTTAAAGTCTCCAGATTCATCACCCCACGCTGGTACTAATACTTCTCGCGCTTTTACTTCCCTTCTGTTGCGTAACTCTTTAGCTAATCCCATGGTTTAAATCCCCCTATTACGCTGTAGCTTCTGTGATTGCTCCACTGCACTGGATGGTAAAGCTGGCTTCAACCATGCCATCAAATGCGCCAGTTATAGAACGTGAAGTAACGATGCCGCCACCAGAGAAATAAG